GCAGTACCAGCCTGCAAACCAGAATCTGCTGGCAAAGCAAACGTAGCGTTATTGTTTAACGTCCACGATTGAGTGTTGCCATTAGCTTCATCAATCGTTGGAGTAGCACCAGTATCGCCACCGGCATACACCGTTTCGGAGTAGTCCTTGTGAATTACTGCTGACATGATCTGGTCTGCGCCAACAATGGCACCAGAAAGAGTCGCACCAGCAATCGTCGCACCAGTCAAAGTGTTAGTCCACCCTGTCGTACCACCACTCGAATGCTCCAAAAAAGCATTGTTGCTAGCAGACGCAGCAGGAGCAGCACTAATACCAAGCTTCGTTTCCAAAGCAATCAAAGCAGTAGAAGCAGCTCCATGCACCTGGTCATGTTCGTAACCCGACGCATCCAAATCGGTGGTCGAGCTTGGCGTGACCTGCGTAGAGGTCGTGTCCAAAGAGGTTGGGTAATTAGCTGTTGGCATTGCTTCTCCTACGGAGTCAGATCAAGAGTGAAAATACCGGAAGCATTCCACTGAATCTGGAACGTACCGGAAGTGGTACTGAACGATCCCCCAAAATCAATATACGCGATCAGCGGATCATTCGTAAGAGTGTCATCATAAATGACCGCCGCAGCAGCGCTAGTAATCGTAGATTCAGTCCACGACACATCCGCTGCATCCCACACAAGAGAACCCGAGCTGATAGTAAACGTGACCGAAGTCAACGAAGCGCCACCAGCGCTGTATCCGGTGCCGGACACCTCGTTAGTCACATCAGCTTTGTAATCATGTGTATCGAAATCTGGTGTGTAACTCGACGTAACCAACATGCACTTAAAACGATCAGCAGTTGTGTCAGACAAGTTCAAAGATATGGCACCCTCTAGGGCGCTTTCAAAAGTCTTGCAGTAAAGACCGCTAGCCACGGTTCACTCCTCCGGTCCCAGTTATGGGCTTGGGCCGAATCGTGACGTTTCCGTTGTTGTTTGAACCGGCCATTTACTTCTTACCCCGCTTCTTGTTCGTAACTTTTTTGCCAGTCTTCTTCGCATAAGCACGGGCAGCACTTTTGCCTGCCTTCGTGTAACTGAAATGACGATTTCCGACTTTTGGCATAATTCCTCGCTTCGTAGCAAGAATAGCAAAGAAATGGGGGAGCCGGGGAAAGGGGGAAACCCGACCCCCCCAAATCTTTTAGGCGCTAACTATTAGTTAGCTCCAATGCTGGATGAAGTTTCAATGCGTTGCAGAGAAGCTTCACGGAATCGGCCATAGCCGACAAGGTGGTACCAGCCAACCGGGTTGAACCGGCGGAGGGTATCGGTCACAGGACCGAAGACCACTGAAGGATCTTCACCGAAGCCAGGAGCACGAGAGAATGCTTTGGCGAGCGCTTGACGGCCACAGATCAAGGTCTGGTATACGTCAGTTGTGCCTGAACCAGCGTCGGCCAGAAGACCAGCGCGTGGGTTCTCAATCCACTCAATGCCACCGAATACGCCGATGGAACCATTGCGAACAGAGGTAGCATCTTGGCGGATTTGGAAGGCGATTACGTCAGTGACAGCGGTTTCACTGCGGAGGTCATAAGCGACATCCGGGTGAACCATGCCAAGGTAGTTGCCGTTCTCGAAGCCAGGTGCGCTAGCTGTACGAAGATCAGCTACAGCCGCACGAGCTTTGTCTGCGGTGATGATGTCACCAGCAGCAACAGCCGCACGACTTCCAGCGGAACCGCCGTAAGAAACGTTGGTGCCGCCGTTAGCAACATCAGACACAACCTTGTCGATTGAGTCAACCATGTTGTAACCGATGATGTTCGCAGCGTCAGCATCAACGTTGAGGAACGAGGTGCCACGCAGTTTCGCTGTGGTAATGACAGCGTTACCGTACTCTGCAAGAGTTACGGTTACGGTGCTATCGCCAAGAGCGACTGCTGTAACATCCGAGTCCTCCGTCAAAGCTGAAGTGGCCTGAGAAAGATCGTTGTAAATGTTGAACTGGACTGCTGAACCGTTGTGGCTCTGAGCAGTCGAACGGACATCCGCAACCATTTCAAACATTGGTTGCGAACGAAGCGCGAAGTACGCTAATTGCTGAAACGCCGTCGTATCTGAAGATACGTCGCCGGTGCCTGTATAGGCCATGTTGTTAAGTCCTTACGGGAAGGACTCCACAAGTTAAATCAGATTGCTGCGCCCCACTGATAACCCTCTGACTCCATCAAAGCTCGAAGTTCCTCTGGGTTCTTCGTCGCTGCGATACGAGCATTTAGGTCGGCTTGTGACACCGGATCTCCACCTTCGCCAGCAGTAGCTATTCTCTGTTCCGCTGCAAGGGCATCTTGCATGTATGGGGTGGGACTAGCTGCTGGAGCATCTGATCCAAGGAATCCTGCCGCTTCCGCTTCTGCACGGATAGCATCCGGGTCCATTTCACCGTCATACGCTTTAACAAAGTATCTTGCACGAGCATCGTCAGGGTCAATTCCTGCTGATCGAAATGTGTCTCGACGTTCGTAACTTTCAAGTCTCGAAGCGTAATCTGCCGCTTGTTGTTCGGCTTCTTTCGCCCGGTTCTCTAGGTCACGTCGCCAATTCGGTTTCGATTCGGTTGGGCTGCCAGAACCTTCTTCACCGTAAGTGGAGTCGGAGTCTGTCATATGTCACTCACCTATCCTGTAACGCATCCCAGCGGTGGTACTGGAGATGGAGGGGTGCTAAACAGCTCGCCCAACGTGGGGCCGATCAACACTCTCAAAGATACATTAAGTGACTAGCAGATTTCAAGTGTCTGCGGCACCAAGCCCCGAAATACCCGTACCCGTAGTCAGAGCAGACCCACGGCCCATCATTGGAGCCAAGCGGCCTTCTCTGCGGCGACGCATCTTTGCTGCTTCGTCAACATCTAAACCGAACTCTGCTTCAGCAATATCTGTGGCACTCAAGCCTTCACTCCCCAAAAGATCTTCAGTGAGTCCAGCTCGTTGGCCGAGGCGTGATTGGATTTCCCGACGTTGAATGTCTTCACGTTGCAACGCTTCCGCAGTTTGCACTTCGAGTCCTTCGCCTACAGCTTGCATTGACGCAGCAGACAAACCGGCTGCTTCGTATCGGCGGCGTTCTTCAAAAATGTTTTGCGCCGCTTTGGGATCAAGATAGTAAGCGGTGAGGTCACCGTCGCTAAGGTTATAGAAATCTTTAAGTTGGCCTACGATGTCTTGGTTAGCGGTATCAAGCGCTGATTCGGCTAACGAAACCCGCTGCTGGAACTCTTGGGCCGATACGTCACCAGAGATAAGGTTTGTGAAGTCTTCAGGAGCGTCATGGAATGTGGCAGGTAAATTCGCTGCACGCATGATCGACCGGTAGTCGCGCTCTAACCTGATGTATTCTGCTTCGCTAATCGCTGGGAGTTTAAGTTCTCGGCGTACTGCCATTGCGGGGAACCTGGCAGCGTATTCGGGACGTGCCCTAATTTTTTGGGCTATGCCTAGTTCTGATTCGCCTTCAACCATTTGCTCTAAAAGAAATTCGGTTATGGTGTCAGGCAAACCGTAAGTTCGTACTAAGTCCCGTAAAACATCTTCACTGTTTTCTTGGTTCTGTAGTTGGAGTGCCTCGTTCTTTAGTCGAGCGTCGAGAGCTTTTTGCCGTTCAGCGTTAAGTTCGTTTTGTAACGCTTCCTTTTCTAACCGTAATTTTCTCTCTGCTTCGGTTTCTTCATCTTCATCATCAGTTTCTTCGTCATCAAGAGTGTCATCGTCACCAGTATCACTAGTGTCCTGAACAGCGACAAACTCCCTAGCAGCTTGAGTCTTTGGACCAGCAATACCGTCCACAACTAAAGGAACAAACTCGTTTCCCTCAGCATCGACTTTGCCTGCGTTCTTAGCGTTAATTTCACGCTGCTCTTGACGAATACGGGCTTTAGGATCTGTAGTTTGAAATACTTCATCAACAATAGCCATTACGCCACCGCCCCAAACATCCGACCAATCTGATCCGCCATACCACGCGCCTCCTGGTTAGCGTTCCTCGTATACTTCCACTCATCCAAACCACGGAAATACCGATTCGCCTGAGTCAACGTCAAAGGCTTCTGAATATAAGTATCATCCGACTGGCCCCCCATAAGATTAATAAACATATTGCGATCTTCGCCCATGAAATCAATCTTGCGTTCAAGCAACCGTTCCGCCTGATTCTTATACGACGAGAAATACATTTGAGGGGTATACCCCTGCTTGATAAGACCACCAAGCTCAGGCATCTGCTCAATCGCTTGGTTACGGAACCCGGCTTCAAGCCCTTCTATCGTTGATTCACCCAAATACAAAGACTCAGCCGCATCAGCTAAAGCGTCATCGTCGAGCAGAAGCATGTATTTGCCTGCTGTCTGGTTTACTTTGTTACGCAAAGCAGCAATGTTCCCCGCCTGTACCGCTTCCGAATCGAACGACAATTCCCAATTATCTACAAACTCTTGACGAATCTCGTACTGATCCATCCCCATCATCTTGGCGTTAAACGACAAAGCGTAAAGCTGTTCTTCGCTAAGAGTTAAACCAATCTTTTTAGCTTCACGACTAATCAAATCAGCCGTTTCGTCAAGCAGTTCCTCACGACCGGCTTCGCCAGCTATTGACCATTCTCTTTCAAAGGCACGAGCTGTAGGTCCGGTGTCTTGATACCATTTGGTTTGAGAGATTAGCCCTAAGACTTCTTCGTCGTTTGTTTTGCCTGTGCGCTCAATGTATTTAAGGACGTTGACTGGTTCTCCCGTTTCGGGATCTTCAATCAGCATGTCGTCACGGTCAAGGAAGAAACTGGTTAGCCCAAAGTTTTCAAGAATAAACGTGGCTGTCGCATCTGACGCAAGATTAACGTCAGCATCAGCGTCAGCGTCTTCCCTTATAACTCCATCACCTTCTTCGCTGCCTGTAGGTCCGTCAACACTCGGAGTGCCGTCGTCTTCAACAATCTGAGCGTCTTTTTCTTCTTCGTCTTCTTCTGTCGTAAACGGACCAGTGAACCTGTCACGCTCCCCCGCTTCCAGTGGGCCACCAACAGCGCCAACCATGCGCCGAGAAATAGGCTCATCCGCAGCGGGACGCCTTGACCGCATCCTTTCAGGGGAAAACGGTTCGGTGTCTTCAGCGAACACATCTGCACGTCCCCCACCAAACTGGCCTGATCTATTCGGATCAGTTTCCCTTGTTCTTGCTCTTTGGCTGGGATCATTAACAAAACGGTCTGAACGTTGCGCCGCTCGATCACGACGATCTTGGACTGCCTGTCGCTTTACTTCTTCAGGCGAGAAAGGTTCGTCTGCGTCTTGGCGTTCTGGGTCTGTTACCGCTGCTCGACGCAAAGCCTCAGGGGAACCTGTAGTGTCCCGGTTTAGCCGATCTCCCGAAGCGATACGCTCCCTTGTTAGACGTTCCTCGTTGTCAGCCATAAGTTTGCGGACACGAGGAAGCCCTGCTGTGATTTCATCACTGTCAACAAGTTCTTGTAAATCGTCTTTGAAAGATAAATCATATTCTTCGCCGTCCATCAGCCAAGAAATAATTGCTTCGTCTTTTTCTTTAACGCTTAATTCTTCAAGATCGGGAATCGCCCCTAAACGCTGTTCAACCCCTTCATTGACAGTACCTTTTTCCACAACACGATCTAAGTCATAGTTAATTGACTCAACATCCCGTTGCGTATCTCTAATGTCTTTTTCTATCGCAGCGATTTCGTCGCTGGCGTCAGCAACGAAAGTTTCTTGTTCGGATATTTGATCTTCGAGGCTAGCAATTTCTTCTCTGAAACCTTCAAAGATTTCTTGCAATGGGACATCTAAACGTTTACCCGAAACAAGAGTTTCTGCCAAAGTCGGTTCGTCAACAAGCCCCACCCCGAAAATGGACCTGGCAGCGTCATTCCAATCCCTCAATAAAGCGTCTTGTTCTTCTGCCCCCCTAGCAGTAAATTGTGCATCTCGATACCATGCTTCAGCTTGCTTCAAAGTGTTCGTTAAAGAACGAGCTTTTTTGCGAGAATCTTCACCACGCTTTTCCGCTGCCTTTAGAGACTCCTCGTAGTCAAGAAGGTACCGTTCAGAACGGTCTAACTCATCCAACAAAGGACGCCGTTGAGCGTCAACAGAACCTTCCCTAAGACCTTTTTGCCTCGTGGTTTTGCGTTCTTTTTCTAATTCTTTTATTGCATCTTCAAAGATCTTTTCAAGACGAGAACTTGTAGTTTCTGCCATTACACCAACCCCAACACTCGCTTCAACGCCGAAGCGCTACCCGACAACGACATCGCCCCGAACCTAGCCGGATCAGCCGCTTCCGCCTGACCCTCCACAATGCCAGTCACATCAACCGACTCAACAATCCCGCCATCCTGCATAGCGTTACCACCAGCAACCTGGGCTGCACGAACCGCACCAAACGCAGCTCGACGTTCTTCCGCTGTAGGTTTACGGCCAAGAAGTTTCTTCCAAGTATCCTCAACCATTCGGTCAACCGCCGAAGCGGGCATCACACGGATAGTCGGGTCTTTAGTTTGGAGGTACTCGTCTTTAGCCGTATTTAGATCTTCGATAGTGAACTCAGCGAACCGGTCTTCTAACGTAGGGACACCCTCCATGCCTGGAGTTACACCTTGCTCAAACGTCATAGCCGCATCACGAGCTGCGCTCCGTAAAGCTTTACCCGTATTAATCGGGTCTTCAATCTCAGTGATGTCTTCTATAGTGCCGTAATAGCCTTCAGAAAATAGTGCTTGTTGCAACGTGAGCAGTTCGTCAGGCTGCAACCCGACAACATATTCCCGTAAATCGTCTTCGGTGAACTTGTCGCCTTCTACTTCTATCTCAGCTTCAAATCTAGCTGGGCCTTGCCCAAACTCAGACTCTTGCATCCCTGTTCGGTAAGTGCTCTCTCCCTGCCCCAGAACAACGGTTTGCCCATTGTAAATTTCTGTGTTAGCAGCCATCCCTTCAGAAGCAAATAATTGCGCTATATCAATCATAACTAGACCTGCTCACCCATGTCTTTTTGTCAATCGTGTCATTCTCAAAATACCGGTCAAAGATTTCTGCAAAGTCATTATTGTTACGCAGCCTTACCCTTATAGCATCCCACAACTGCTTGAGGTCTGCGTTAGTGCGATACCCTAAAGAATACGCATCTGCTTCACCGCTAGCATTACCTCGACGTTCTAATTCTTTTTCGATGGCTTCACGAGCCTCAAAATACTCGTCAAG